CGTTTGGGACCAGTCGCAATGGCACCAGTATCGCGTGTCCTAATTGCCTGGTGTTGTCTTCGTGGGGTTGCCATCCGTCTGTGTGTATCTCCACGGGATGATGCCAATCGGTAAAAGTACAAGCACTCACTGTGCCAGTTGGGTATAATGATTTGATTTTGCTGTCGAAAAGATCTTTGAAAAAAGTTGAATCTGCGTGATCATAATTCATAAGTTTTCTACGGTTTGCTGGACTGCTGTATTCATCACTGTATGGGATATCATCATATTGGGTCAAGATAGAGTCAACCTCTTGCCTTGTCAAAAATTGCTTCACAGTGTAACTAAATTTTGCCATTTTTAGTACTCAAATAATCTGTTGAACGTGTTTGTCGTTTCTGTACTCTGGACGTCCCAATCTAACACACCTATGAGATTATCAATTTTCTGGTCAAGTATTGTTGCCTCCATTGCTTCCGAGTCAAACGGTAGTTCCTTGAACCATTCCGGTATACGCAGTTCATCCACCGGATACGCGATCGACGTGTAACCCAAAGGATTTGACTTCAGTTTACACACTATAACCTTGGCTCCGTCTGTTATGTGCATCGAGTACTTGTCCCCGTACATGTCTCGGCAACGGTTCCAGTTCATGCTGGCCCTGACGTGTCCTGGCATGTTGGTCTTGCCCTTCTTGTTCTCCTCCTCTGTGTACTTGGTCATGTTGTTAGCCCGCTTTGGAGATCCTTTCTCCCAACCTGGCCTAGACTTGAATTCTGCCCTGAATTCACTTATTTTCTCCAGTACTTCTTCTTCCGTCATGCCCGTCAGCACCATATAGAGTAAATCACTCAGGAAATCTTGTACGAACACAGGTGTGTCTGATCTCTTTAGGTCGAGCCCCATGGCCTTGACCTTGCCCGCCTTGCCTTCTGTGTCCACGCGTTTGCCTTCCTTGTCGTAGTACAGCACCGCGTACCTCTTCTTGGTTATGAACAGGCCTTTACTGGCCACCAGTTCCCTGCCCGCCGCTATGACCTCGCCACGCGTGCCTGGGCAATGAAATGCTCGGGTCATGAATGATTTGAATGATCCGTTCACCTCGTCGGCGATCTTGTCGTACAACGCGACCACTGACTCTTTGTTCCATGGTATCACACCTTCGTCGATCTCTTTCTTCAACGTCTTGTGTGCTGTGAAATACACCGAGTCCGTGTCACCATACACCACGCTCTCGCCCTTGTGATCATACTTGCCCGCCACGATCTCGTTGACCTTGCTGGCCATGTGCCTGGTGATACATCTGCCCGTCAGTGTCACACTCTGACCTATCCTGATGTCAAAGAACCTACAGCCTGGGTTCAGTATCGCACCATACAGACTGTTCAGGTTGATCTTCTTGACCAATTGCCTCTTGTCCCAGTACTCCCTTTCAATCTCGTTGTCACCGCAGTCACGCATTTTCTGTTGCATCTCCTGTCTCTCTGCGTACCAGCGTTTCAACAGACCTGGAATGATGGCCTCATACTCGTACGTGAATATTGTTCCATTGGCGCTGAGCATCCATTTGTTGTTGCCGTCGAATATCACATCATACAGTTGTGCCGCGCTCATACGCACACTGGTCTTGTCCTCCCAGTCCACTATGATCTCCGTGCCCTTGTCCTGTTTCATCACTGCCTGGTACTCCCATGACCCGAACTGGCTGTCCCATGCGGCCGCGAACGACTTCTTGGCGTGTTTGGCCCTGTTGATCTCCGCTGACGTGATCACAGGCCTTATCTGTCCCACGATGGTCTCTGGTCCCATGTTCAAGGCTCGGATCACACTAGGATACAGTGAGTTGATGTCGATCGATCCTATCCAATCATGTATGCCCTTCATCGGGGTCGCCACGTATGCTCCAGCGGCCGGTTGGTTCTCCTCACCTTCCTTCTTGTATTTCCTGCCAGGCACCTGCATACCTCTCCTGTGTGCCTCGTTCACAATCGCTTGTTCCGTAACTGCGACAGCACCCATCGTTGTCTGTAGCAACACAGTGTTCTGGTGTGCGATCTCGTTGGCCAGTTCAATGAACTTCAATTTCTTTTCGAGTTTGGCCAGCAGTGCGGTGTCCTGCCTGTTGTATTCTATGAACAAGCCAAAATCGTTCTTGTATAGGTTGTCCAATGATCCCTCGTACACTGTCTTGCGTTCTCCCAGTTCGTGTTCGCCTATGGCGTCTAGTCTGAAACTGTGTCGTTCCTCGTATGTGTACTTCCTGTACAGTTCCAACAAGTCCAGGTGTACCCTACCAATGAGGTCAAAGCTCAACTGCTCTCGACCGTACTTCTCGAACACCCTCTTCTTGGGCTTCTCGCCCCAGAAACACAATCTACGCGTGTCGTCACCACTGAGCACCTTCTGTATCCTTCCCACGGTGTAGGGGATATCATATCCCTCTGAGTTCCATCCGCTCAATATGTCAGCGTCTTCAACAAGTTGTAGGAAAGCGTCCAGCATGTCCTTCTCCTTCTCGAACAGCATGGTGTTGTCAAACCTCTTCGTGAGTTCCTCGGCGTCCTTCATGCTGATGGTCTTGGGTGGCACAGCGAGTGTGACCAGTTGATCCGTCCAGCTCATGTAACAACTTATGGCAGTTATGGGCATGAACGGATCATCCGTCGTTGAGTAACCACGATCTGGATCGAAGTCTACCTCAATATCGAAAAACATCACGTTGAGTTTTGGAGTTTCTTTACCTAGATAGTTCTCCTCCAGGCACCTGAACACTGGATTGATGTCGTGTTCGTACAGTTGCTTGTTTGATCTTACCCGTTGCTCTTTTATGAATTCCTTGTGTGTTTGGCACACCACGCGCTGTAGTGGCTCTCCGGTCATTCCCCTGTGCTTGCCTCGGGCGTCCGGATAGTAGAACACGTACCTGGCATCGTACTCGGTGAATATGCGACCCTTCTTGGGATCACGCTCAACCACGTAGATCCTGTCCTCGTCCTTCTTGTATAGTGCGTCTATGTAACTCATCTTACCACCAATAACTGGCCACGCCGTAGCCATAGACATTTATGATTGAGAAGTAGCCTGTGATCATCATCACGAATGCGGCGTTCCTCCTGTAGGCGGCGTAACACTGTGTCACAGCACCTATGAAGAATCCCGGGTATATGATTGTCATGTCTGGGTCCGCGGCCGTGATCGCTAGTGTGAGGCTGGCTCCTACAGTGAAAATGAAACTGACCAGTTCGAAGTAGAACGCGGTCCTGTCACTCTCAAAACTACGAAGCCAGAATGATCTGACTTTCGTGAACATTAAAGTTTGCCGGCCGTGTTGAGTATGCTCTCCAGTGTGTCCATCTCGTCCGCGATGTTCTGGTAGTTGCCCTTGTGTGCGACTGATATCGCCTTGTTGATCAGTGCTGGTTTGAGTTCCAGTTCTTCCGCTATCGCCTTGACCGTGTCCTTGAGACCACCTTTCAGGTCTTCGACTTCACCTAGCACCTGTGAGCCCTGTGATATGATCTGGATTAGTTTCTGCTTCTCAGCGTCGTTGAAATTTCTTACTGCCATTTGTTTCTCCTGTTGTTGAGCGTGTATTATATTATACTTTGCGGGGTATGTAAACTATTTTTTCTTGGTGGCCACGTTCTTGGCTTTACCACGCCTGTTGGCATTTGGGTCCTGTCTTCTCTTTCTCTGTGCCGCTGATGCACGACCCTTCTTGCCCAGTGCGTAGGCCTTCTTGGCCGGTAAACATTTTGGTTTGCCTTCCTTCTCACTGCCACGAGCACAGGCTCCTCTGATCTTGCCCTTGGGACCGAATCTAACCCATTTCTGCTTGAACCATTTCTTGAGGTCTTCGTTCAGTGTTTCCGCCACTATGATATCGCCACAGTTGACACAGAAGTCGATGTCCTCACGTTTCACACAGTTGGGCACACGCTTGCCAAACATGGTCTTCATGCCCCGCTTCTCGTACCCCTTCCAGCACTTCTCCGTGATTACGTCTGTGATCCTCATTTGCTCTTGTTACCCCAGTTGGCCGCGCCCTTCTTACGGCACTGGACTAGAGCACCACTGGCGTATGCCGATGGCCAAACTTTGTATCTTGATTTTACCTTGTGATAGCAGGCGTCCTTTTTCTCGGCTAGTTTCTCGAACTCGGCTTCTGTGATCCCTACGACCTCAGTGATACGCATGTTACCACTTCCTGCATGACCAGTATCTGGCCTTTGTTTTTGGTCCCGGGTTGGCACAGTTGTGTCTCGCCCTGAATGATTTCCTCGCCTTTGGATTTGACTTCCTGATCTTCATGGTCTTCTGTCCGGCTTTTCTCGCTGAACTTCCACCGTGTCCGAAGTTGACCTTCTTTACGTTTCCAGACTTTGGATCCTTCACGTACACTTTGAATTTCTTCACGTCACCACGCATTGGTTTGTTCAGAGGTACCTTACGACCCCTGTACTCCGCGTCGAAC